AGGCCGCTGGCGTCCTTGGACCAGCCTTCCGAGCCGATCGTGCCCTCGGCCGAGGTCGCGCCCGGCAGGGTGATGCTGCTGGGCCCGGAGACGGTGACGCCGCCGGCCCCTCCCCCGCCGATGACCTGGAAGTTCGCCCCGTCGTAGACGAAGAGGTAGATCACGCCGCCGGTGAGCGCGCCGGCGGCGAGAGCAGCGCCGTTCATCTGCACCGCGGCGGCGCCGATGCTGTTGACGTCGAGGGTGGTGGCGCCGGTGTTGGTGACGGCGACCTTGATCAGCAGCCACTCGCCAGGGCCGTAGCCGCTGGGCCAGGAGCCAGCGGCGACGACGATGGCGTTGGCCCCGCCGGTGTCGGGCGCGTACTGGGTGCGGGTCTCGCCGGTGGCCAGCAGCGGGATCGCCAGGGCCAGCTGGTTGAAGATGTTCTTGTTCGGCGTCTGGCCCGACGCGATGATGCAGTTGAGCAGCTCTTCGCTGACCATGTTCAGATAGTCAGCGGTGACTATCGTCCCGGGAGAGCTGGTGTCCTGGAAGAAGTGGTGCACGCCGCTCGGCGGGGCCGGCGGCGGCAGTGTGTCGACCGTGTTGGCGCCGTCGGGCCAATACATGCGCTAGCCCTCTGGACTGTAGTTGAAGCTGACCGTCGTGTGTGCGGGCTTCAGCTCGTTGAAGATGCACTCGAGCACGGCGTTGCCCCCGATGATCAGCGGGTCGCCGGCGCTGGAGATGCCGGCCCTGAAGTAGATCACCGCGACGCCCGGGGCGTTCACCTGCCAATGGTGGGCCTGGGCCCCTTTGAACTCGGTGATGGTGATGATGTAGCCAAGGCGCTTGGCCAGGGCGATGAAGAACGGCACCGACTGCCCACCGAAGTAGGCGAACTTCGCCGCCACCTCGGCCTGCCGGACCTGCAGCACCGGGGATTCGCCGGCGCAGGGATCGGGAAGCCCGAGGCTGAGCTCCCACTCGGTCAGCAGGTTGATCGAGGTCGCCGGGAAGGCGTCGGAAATCAGGCCGGAGATGGCGAGGCTGAGACGCGCCAGGCCGGCGGCGATGGCGTTCAGCAGCCGGGTCTGGATGGCCTCCGGGAACTTCGGCCAGGCGCGGCCGCGGGGCATCAGCGCCTGCAGGGCGAAGAGATAGGCGGCCTGGTCGGCGATCGGCGGCGGCGCGGGGATCGCGGCGCTGACAATGTAGGCCAGAAGCGAATCGCCGCCCGGGTTGACCCTGAGGGTGTCGCCGGCGGCATCTGTCGCGAGGTCGACGAAGTCGACGTCAGACATAGGTGATCACGCCGGGGGTGGCGAGATAGCCGGTGTTGCTCTCGACGTTGCCGTCCCCACCCGGAGTCACCGTCCCATGCGGGCAGCTCACCGAGGTGATGACGAAGCCGGCGGTGCCGGCGATCTGGGCAATGGCCGCCTCGACGTAGGAGAGGTCCACCAGGCCGACGGGATTGCCCTGGGCGTCGGTGACGCCGCCCGGGGCGGCCTGCTCGAGCAGGACCTGGGCGAAGGCCGCGGCGATCGCCGCCTTGATGGCGGTGCTGACCCCGGCGATCTGCGAGATGGTCATCGCCACCGGGTTGGTGACCGGGGCGTAGACGTAGACGAGCGCGGTGACCGGGCGCAGCGGGAAGATGTGGTTGGCGATGGTCAGCTGGTCGCCGGTGGCGGCCGTATCGCGGGTCTCGTTGGCGGCGACGCCATTGGTGCCCTGCGGGAAGCCGCCGAACGCCGCCTCGGCGTCGTCGAGCATGGCGTAGACCTGGACGGTCCCGGCCCCCAGGGCCGAGCCCACCGTCCATGCCCGGGTGACGCCTGGGACCTGCAGCGCCCAGTTGACGTAATCGGCCAGGTCGCCGCCCTGCGGGGGCGCGGCGTAGGCCTTGAGCATATCGGTGCGCAGCGAGGCGTCGGTCTGCGGATCGGCCCCGCCGGTGATGGCGGTGCTGGCCGCGCCGGTGGAGGTGACGCCGGCGATGCCCACGCCCAAGGTGAACTGGGTTCCGGACTGGCTGTTGCCGGCCGCCCCCGGGGTGGTGTCGACGATGGTGACGGTGGCCACCCCGCCGATCACCGTGGCGTCGGCGGTGGAGACATAGGCGCGTCCGTCGGCGCGGACGATCGGCGTCGCGGCCGGGATCAGCTCGCCGCTTGTGCCGGTGAACTGCAGTTGTCCCCGGGCGGCCGTGGCGGCCGAGCGGAAGACGTTCTTAAGCGCCGCCCAGGCCTCCAGGTACTCGCCGGTGGCGGTGAACGGCGTGCACTGGCGCGCCACCCAGTCGACGTAGCCGAAGACCCCGTTGATGGCCGCGGCGATGACCTTGGCGAGCACGCCGAGGTTCGTATAGCGCAGCAGGGCGTCGGCCCCGGGCAGGTTGGCGGCGATATCGGCCGCGGCCTGCTGCCACAGTTGGGTGAGCGTGGGGCGTGGATAGGGCACGGACGCTCCATTTCAGGTTCCGAGGCCCTTCCAGGCGGCCTGGAATTGCATCTTGGTCTGCGCCCCGGAGGGCTCGGTCAGGAGGACCACGACGCCCAGCCCATCGGGCAGGATCCACGTCCCGGTGATGGCGATCGCGGCGACGACGCCATCGTCGATCATCCACTGGAGGGCGTCGGAGAGCGCCTTTTCGATATTGCGCAGGGTCTGCGCGGTCGCCTTGGACCGCATGTAGAGCCACAGCTTCGAGCCGATCGGCCGGTCGCCGAGGATGTCGCCCCACCAGCCGCGCGGGTCGGTGCTGCCGTCGGGGATGGTGTCGTCAGCCACCGCCAGGCCATCGGTGAAGATCGAGATGACGACGGCGGTGTAGAGGTCGGGCCCGGCCAGGAGAGCCGGGCCGCTCTGCTCCCAGTCGCCATGCGTCAGGTCCCAGACGGTGGCGATATCGGGCATGGCGTCGGACTTTCGGGGGCGCCTAGGCGACCGTGTTGGCGTCCTCGTTGCGGGCCCGCATGTACTCGGCGATGTCGCGCAGGAGCTTGGGCTTGCGGCCCGTCAGGTGCAGCTGGCCCAACAGGTCGCGCGTGAGGTCCAGCGCCGGGTCGTATTCGTTGTCGACCAGGATCTTCCAGCGCTCGACGTAGCGGCGATCGGCCTTGCGGCCATGCCAGTGGTGATGGATCAGCCCGTCGACGACACCGAGGTTGCCCTGCACGACGTCGCAGGCGCGGCGGCACCAGGCCAGGGCGTCGGCCTTGAACGCCGGCGTGCACTGGCCATGGATCCCGTGGGTCGGCTTGCCGACGAAGGACCAGGCCATGTGGTAGTCGGTGGCCCCGACGATGTCGTGCTCGTAGAGGCCGCCCATGGCCTCGAGGGTGTCGCGCCGCGCCGCCCAGGCGTAGCCGCAATGCCAGACCGCGCCGCCATAACCCTTCTCGAAGCTGGCCTGGTTGGCGTAGCACCAGCCGAAACTGCGGGCGGCGTCGGCATTCTGGCCGCGGAAGTGCAGCGGATGGCCGTGCGGGTCGAGGTCGATGGCGAACGACCACATCTGGGCGACCGGCTTGCGCTCGAGCGCATGGATGGTGTCGGAAACGACGTCGGGATTGAAGAAGCGGATGTCGGCGTCGACCCAGGCGAAGTACTCGGCGCCAGGATAGAGCCGCAGGGCGTTGCGCACGCCGATGTTGATCAGGTTTTCCTTCTGGAAGAACTCGGTGCGGGTGGTCAGCCGCACATGGTGCGGATTGTCGCCCTCGGTGACCTGGAACGGCGTCTTGCCGGTGACCAACTCGACGATGTGGAGGGTGACGCCCAGCTCGGCCATGTGCGCCGCGAAGCGCCGAAAATTGGCCACCGGGGCCTTGAACCGGTTGAAGTTGAAGAACACCGCGATGACGTGCAGGTCGGCCGGGTGGGCGAACGGACGGCTCGGCGCTGACGCGTCGGTCATGGAGGCTCCTGGACTCGGGGCGTTCGTGCTAAGGCTTGAGCATGCCGAGGCTGACTCTGCTCGAATGGCTCGCCGCCGCGCTTGCGGCGTTGGCGACCGCCGTCTTGCTGTTGGCCGCCTTCGATCACCAGTGATGGGGGGATCGTCCGAGCGGATCGTCTCGCTCCAGATCCTGCGCTTCGTCGCCGCGATGATGGTCGCCCTATGCCACGCCCGTTATCTGACGCCGACGGTGTTCGGTTCGGTCGGCCCGCACTGGTTTTGGAACGGCGCAGTAATGGGCGTCGCCGGCGTGGATATCTTCTTCGTGGTCTCCGGCTTCGTCATCGCCATGACCGGGCCGTTGGCCCAGCCCCGGCCCTCCGGAGCGCTGTTCTTCTGGCGCAGGTGGCGGCGGGTGGCCCCGGTGTTCTTCGTGATCTCGCTGCCGTTCATCGTCAACGCTGCGCGCGCCGGGCCGCTGTCGGCCGACCAGCTGATCGCCACCTTCCTGTTCCTGCCGGTCGCCGGTCGCGAGGTGGTGACGCCCTACGTTGGCGTCGGCTGGACCCTCTGTTACGAAATGGCCTTTTATAGCGCCGTGGCGCTAGTGCTGGCCGGTGGGAGATTGCGCCGCAACCTCGCCATCGCCGGCGGCGTCGTCGCCGCCCTAGTGGCCTGGCGGGTGCTCAGCGATGCGGTCTGGCTACGCTGGCTGGTCAATCCGATGTTCCTCGAGTTCGGGGCCGGCGTGGCCCTGGCGGCCTTACGCGGTCGTCTGGCACGCCTGGGTCCTGCGTTCGGTCTGGCGCTGCTGGCCATCGGCGTCGGCGCGTTCGCGGCCGAGTTCGTCATCGGCATGGGCGACGCCATCGGAAATCCGTGGACCGTCATGCGCGGCGGCGATCTCTGGCCCCGGTTGCTGTTTTACGGCGTCCCGGCGAGCTTCATCGTGGCGGCTGCGCCAGGGTGCGAACGATGGGCGCGGGGCGCGATCGGCCGCGTCCTGGCGACGGGTGGTGACGCTTCCTACGCGCTCTACCTCGTCCATTCGGTGGCCATGGCCCAGGTGGCCACGCTGTGGACTGTGCTCCGGCTCCCAGACTGGCCGTTCGTCCTCGTGACGTGCGGGCTGCTCGCGGCGATAGCCGCGGGGCTGCTCGTGTGGCGCGTGATAGAACGCCCGATTCTGCGCGATCTGAAGAGGCTGAACCTACGCCGCCAGCCTCAGAGGCGCGTTGTCGTTGGCGGGACGGCGGCGGCGACGGCGACGGAAGCCGGGGACTAGCAGCAGGAAGTTGGGCAGCGTGACTTGCAACTGCTGATATTGGCCGTTGCCGTTGATATTCATGGTGCCCGCACCGCAAGCCTCGATCTCAAATGCCTGGATATAGTGGAGGCCCAAAAGTGGTGAGAGATTATTTATGGAAACGCCGTCCGTCTGAACACTTGCCACGTTTCCGCCGCGACCGAAGAATGGGGTTGCGGCCCCCGGTGCGCTGGTCGTGTCTAACCCCGTGCCAATAATCGCGCAGTTACCGCCTGCGTTGACTGATAAATTGGCGTGGTAGGTCGCGGTTATCGGGCTTTGTTTTAGGCCGTCGAGGAACGTCACTCGGTTCGAGTTGCTGAGGTTCGCTGTTCGCCAAGTCCCGTTAGTCGTGTCCGTCCAAGACGCGGTGCTGTCTGACGACGAGCAGGTCTGCGGAAGTCGACTGTAAGCATTGTAGAGCGCCATGAAACAGTTAGCGCCGCCCGCCGCAGCAGCCGGTGTGAACTGCATTTCCGTCGTCCCCGCCGCGCGCGTGTAGAACGAGCCCAGATAGGTCGCCTGATCAGCGCTGATCGATCCCTTGTCGGTCGAGCCGTTGTAGCAATGGGTGATCGAGTTGACGTTGGTGACATAGCCTCGGGTGTTGTGGACCTGGCTATAACCGCTCCCGCGCGCCGTGGTGCTGCCGCCGGTGTCACTGCCCCAGCCGCCGCCTGAGCCATTCGTCGCATGGCAAATGACGTTGGCGGCTAGAGCCCACTCGTCGAACACGTCCCCAGAGTTGACCACACCGGTCGATGACGCTGGGAGCGCGTCGCTGATCTCGCAGGAAGTGATAGCCACCGAGACGTCTGACGAGCCGTTGTAGTTAGGGTAGTTCTTTCCGGCATAGCAGTCGTAATAGACCGTGGTCCCGGCGGTCACGTCGGCCGTCATCACCGGCGTTCCGGTGGTCAGCGTCAGGCGGCCTTGAGGGAAGGGCGGCGTCGATGACCCTCCCCCGCCGCATGGTGCGCCAGCGTCCTGGACCGTGGTCGAATTGAACCAGGACGTGCAATTGGTGGCCGTCGGCGACCCGTGGATCGCCGCGCCGCTGGCCGAGCCGCAATCACCCGCGCCGGTCGGGCTGATGTTCCCGGCGTTGTCCTCGTGCAGGCACTGCGCTCCGGCGCCGGCGCCCGTGGTCTCCTGGAGCGTCGTGAACTTGCCGCTGTTGGGCGTCGTCGCACCGATCGCGGGCGGCGTTTCGTAGTTCTGGGTTGCGAAGTCGCCGAAGTTGATCCCGTTGGTCTTCAGGCAGGTGACGGCCAGCGTTCCCGATGTTGTGCAGTCGCCTGAGAGATCACCATTGGTCAGGGACGTCCCGCCAGACCACTTGGTCAGATTGCCCGATGACGGCGAACCCGTGGTCGTCGTCGTTCCGCCCGAGCACGCCACGGTCTCGTCGCCCAGGCCGTCGTCGGTGACCGTGCAGCCCGTGGTGAAATTGATGGTGTTGGCGCGATTGGTCTCGACCGTTCCGTTGTTCTGAATGGTGTTCAGAAAGGATAGCGGTTGCCAGCCGACGTCATTGCCCCCTGCCGGTTTGAGGACGAGGAGCACGCCACCGCCGGTAAAGGCGCCACCGGGACCAGACGCCTGCAGGTTGATCGTCGTGGACGAGGATATGGCCTGGACCTCGCCCGTGCTCTGGGCGCCGACGTTGTTGACATGCCCCCAGCCCGTTCCGCCGACGGTGACCCCCGAGCCGCCGGACGGGTAGCCGATGAACGCGATCGCCGCGTCGTTGCCGTTGGTCGTGGTGTGCGACAGCAGGGCCGACGAGCTGGAACCCTGGTTCGCGGCGGCATATTCCAGCGACCCGGTGAATCGGGAATCGATCCCGCTCATTTCCGTCACCGCGGTGCCCTCGCCGCCGCCGGAGGTGGGAACGTAGGGTTGCTGCGAGGTCGACTCGCTCGGGCCGGCGAGTTTCCAGGCCGCGGCGTCAATGTTCGCGCCGCTGAATCGGGTGATTTCCGTCCAGCCCGATTGCAGCGTGCACGTGGTGTTGGAGTAGCAGAACCCGAAAAGCATGTTCCCGGGAGTCGGGGTCGAGGTCAGCGCCACCGCTCCGGCACCATTGGTCTGGGCGTTCTGAACGAACGTCGGCGTCCCGTTGATGATCTGTTGGATGTAGAGCTGGCCAGTATCCAGCCGGTTGTAGAGCGATCCCTCCGGGTCCGTCGTGTAGACGCCGGCCGGCGAGCCGTTGGCGCAGCGCAGATAGATCGACCCCAGGTTGAACGGGTTATTGCAAACAAAGCCGCCAGAGCCGCCCGTCAGGGTGATGCAGGAGAGGCCCGTCCCAGAGGCATAGGCGAGCGCCTGGTTGATCCCCGAACAGGACGGAACCGAATTGTCGGCCTCGTTGGCCAGCGAGCCGGTGAAGTTGCCTTTGACCGTGTTCGCCCCAGCCTGGGCCGCTTTGGCGTTGGTGACCGCGTTCGCCGCGACCGTCAGAGCGCAAAGGCTGTTGGTCGCATCTCCAGTGAAGGCCGGCAGCTGGGCGCATGGCAGCGTCCCGGTCAGATTCGCCGCATTTGTGCCGCCGCAAAACAGCCCGGCGTCCGAAAGATCGCCGCAGTTCGGGCGGGCGGCTACGGGGACGCCGCCCGTCGTGATCGAGGTCACATACTCATGGGAGATGGCCGTCAGGGCCTCGATGCCGCCGAGGCTCGAGGTCGCCGGCAGCGGCAGGTCCGCCCCCACCAGCGCGCGAAAGCCCGGGGCCGCCGGCGAGCCGCTCGCGGGCCCGGCGAAGACCTGGTTGCCGCTCTCGTTGGCGAAGGTGGCCGCGAACGAGCAGCTGCTCGTGCACGGGCTACCGGTGACGTTGAAGATCCCCGGCAGGCTCAGGCTGACCGAGGTCACCGTCCCGGCCGAGGCCACGGCGTCATGGACGAAAGCGTCTGTGGCGATCTTGGTCGAATTATCCCCGGGCGCTTGCGTCGTGGTCGTTGGCGAGCCCGGCAGGGCGAGGTTGCTGGCGATCGCGGTGACGCAGGCGCCGGCGCTCGAGCTCACGGCGCCGGTCAGCGCCGGCATGTCGGCGCACGGGACAGCGCTCAGGGTCGAGAGGCCGCCCAGGCCCAGGTTGGTCCGCGCCGTGGCGGCGCTGGCCAGCTCCGAGAGGTTGTTGGCCGGATTGAGCGGGGTGAACCCCAGGGCCGCGACCACATCCGGCGAGGTGAGGGTCACATCGCCGGTGCGGGTGTTGAAGCTGTTGACGATGGTGCCGCACCGG